TGAGTCCTTAAGAGCGTAGAGAATATAGATCCCACCGCTTAACAGACCAAGGAACGCCCAATCTTTAAAAGCAGTAAAATCCATATTAACTCCTTAGCTCAAAGTCACGCTGCCATCGTTGTTAACAACATAAGCATACGGAGGGATAAGCGGAACCCATGAAGGATCTACAAGAGCGATAATCTCTTGAAGTTTAGCATGGGCTTGAAAAGCTTTAGCTGCGTCTACTCCGAAATCGTTAAGAACAGCTTGAGCTTCTTCCTTGGTTTTATTTACAAGCTGCCCTCGTTGATCGCGTTTCTTCCACATCTGAGCAAACGATCCAATGCAGTTATGCTTGCAAATCTTCAGAAACTGCGTGTTTGATCGTTTAATCAACTCACAATCAGACGGTTCTTGCATTTGTTCTGGGGGTAAAATTAGTGCCATATATTCTCCTTAATTTAAAACTTCTATCGTAAAGTTTGTTAAACTGATTGTGTTACTTGCTGAAGCTGTGCCCCATTGAATAGTAACGCTTAAAGCCTGACTTGCAGTGGTATTAATTGTTGTCGTGGCAGTGTTTGTCCACGCAAAGTTATTAATTGAACCAGGACTTGTTAGCTTCTCAGCATAAAAGCCCTGAGCAAAAACAGTTCCAGTAGCTCCAGTTGTTCTGTTTGTAATATCAGCTTCAAACATAAACCCATCATTAGATGCGGCTGTCGATGTTTGTACCCCTGTATCTAAAACAATAGTTGATCCTAGTTTTGCCTTAACTCTTAAAGTAGGGGTTCCACTTGTTGAATGGAAACCGCGTCCTTTAATACGAATAGTTTTCCCTGCCACAAAAAAGTTAGCAGGAAGAGTCTTGGTTCCCACTCCTGTCGATGTAAAATCAGTTTCAGACGTTGTATTAGATACAGTTCCAGTGGTAGTCTGAGTAAAAATACAACCAACTAAGTTCTGCCCCAATCCTGCTTGAAAAGTCGATAAACATTTTTGACCTACATTTGATGCAATGTCACCCTCAACAGAGACCCCTGTCGTAGGCGTGCTTTTTATAATACCGTATTGATCAACCGCAAATATTGGAGCATTCCCCACGTCATAAAGCTCTAAGCTTAAACTTGTTCCGTCGCTTGTGTTACCGAAAAACGCACCGCCTTCGTATCCATTTGTGGCGATTTTGTTTGACGAGTAAAATCTCATGCCGCCACTATTAAATGTAACGTCGGACGTAGTTCTTAGCTTTCCTGCGATAACTAAATTTTGATCCGGCGCTACGCTAACGTCAATTGTGGGATTATTGTCTGAGTCAATTGGATCTGAGGTGTTCATTAATAGACCACCACCAAACAAAGAAACCGATCCGTCTTGATGAAGCTCCGTTCCCCCAGCCATCCATAAACCACCGTTAGCTGAGAAAATTACAGATTCGCCTAGTGATGGAGAAAGTAAAGAAAACGCACCTCCTGTGCTACCGTCGATTTGAAATAAAACCTCTCCGTCAACTGAGCTAACATCAAATCTTCCACCTGATACATCTTTATTGATGCTAACGCCGCCAGAATTAATCGTTACACCAATGGCATCAAAGCTAGCCGAACTATTATTTAGAAGTATTGGATAATCTGTATAAGTCATTAGAACAATATCTCCGTAACTATTACACGAGCGGCACAGTTAATATTTGTTGAATCTGTATTTTGTACTCTGATTCTCAAGTTAGCCCCAGAATTATCGTCAATTAAAAGAGTCCACGCCTCAGGAGGGGCGCCTGCGTTCGATCCCATATCAGCCGCAGAAATTTGAAGAGTGGCAAGAGTCACTACGTTGCTAGCGTCAACCGTTACTATAAATCTTCTCTGCCAATGCGCACATTCGCCTGAACCATCTAAATTATAAGCTGATACTTCAATGGTTCCTGCCATAAAACTTGTTGAATAATGACTTATAACAATTGAAGAACCATCTAAAAATAATTCTTGAGTTGTTGGCCCATTACACTGAGCACGCAATGTAAGTAAAGTCTCTTGAGCGTCACCTTTGAAACCAATATAGCCAGACGCGTGTGATCTTTGACCATACCGTTCAGCCGACGCTCCAACACCGCCGACAACACAAGAATACTCACCTACCGTTTGGTTGTCTCGACCACCACAAATTGTGCTAGAATTAGCACCCGCTAAAGCTATATTATTTGATCCACCTACGATAACCACGGATGACAAATTGTCAGACACGTAGTTCCCGTCACCGCCACCAACAAGACTATTACTAACAGAAGTACCAATATAATTTCCATCACCTGTTATGATAGTGCTGAATTGTGTTGATGAACCAATCTGGTTGTTCTGACCTGCACCGATCATACTCCAACCAACTGATGAATGAATGGTGTTATTGTATCCAGTAAAGATCCCAGACGACTGACAGCTACTTGCCTCAATGGTGTTTTGCTCACCGCTGACTACCGCGCACCCATAGCTACCTGAACCAATTGTTGCATTTGATCCGGCACCTATGAAATTGCGATTTGAGCCGTCGTCGATTATATGACCTTCGCCTGCACCGATCTTATTTTCTGAGCTGCTTCCAATCGTGCTTGTATCACCAGCTACAATCGCTGATTTTGTACCTTTATTGTTATGAGCGTTACCAGCACCAATGAATGAGTAATTAGAGTTTTCCCATATTTTTGATGACGTGCCCGATACAATCGCAGCATTGCTACTTAATATTGTATTGCTACCACCAGCCACAATCACTGAAGCAAGAATGTTTGGATATAATGAGTCCCCAATTACGTTTGTTGTTCCTGCCACAATGACAGAATCAACAGCTCCGTGAATTACGTTAGATTCCCCTGCAACAATTGCACAGTGATAACCAGTATCCGTGCCAAGATCGTCTATGATATTAGATCCACCAGCTCCGATAAATCCGAAATGCTGAGTTAGTGAATGATCGTGACCTGCTATAATACCTGATCCATAGTTTGTCACTATGTTTTGATTTCCTGCCAAAATACCAGAGTTGTAATTATCGCCCGAACCAATGGAAATATTGTTGGATGCGCCTGCGCAGATAACGCTGTCATTTGCGCCGATAAAATGATCGTGTCCTGCGAGAATCGACGATTTGTCAACATTATCACTAAATGTCTGAGTATCACCCATCGCTAACGTACGAAATACGTTTGAGCCGTAAGTTACAGTCTGAGTTAGTTTAATGTTGGCTTCGGTAGTTGAAACGTCTACGACAGCTATAGGGTTATCGGTTCCTACTCCTAGAAATCCGTTTGAGTAATCCCACGTTAAATCACTCGACCCACCGAATGAGCCTGAGTTGTTAAATTGAATTGATTTATCAGGCGAGGCAGGAGTACCGCCTCCGCCGCCCGTTGAGGCAATTGTAATTGTATTGCCCGAAGGCGTTAATGTGATATTCGCTCCAGCAGCAAGTACAACGGCTCCCGTTAATGAGTTTAAACTTGATACTCCAGACAAGGAACCTCCTACCCAGCTAAAAAAAGAGGACGCTATTAGCTTTGGCACCCCACTTGCTGAAAATGTTGTACAATTAAATCTAACCTGATCAAACAAACTAATGTCAACCGGCGTCCCAGAGGATAATCCAGCTATAGTTGCAACGGTTGTGAAATTTGTCTGGCCAAGAATCCTTGCCTGAACCTCTACAATGTTCCCTGATCCAACTCCTTCGATAACTACAGAAATGGTGTTGTTAGTTGTAACAATCCATGTGGCGTTATCTCCGATTAAACCAGTAGAATTAAACTCCTCACTAATAACCAACTTAAACGGTTGGTAGTTAGTAAGAGAGCTATTTACATTGCGCATTACTCACCGATAGCCTGAACTCTAACCGTTATAGCGCCTGTGCCGCTTGTCTTAGTCCAAACAAGACGAATCCATTGATAGCAAATATCAGTCTTAGGGATTAGAAAACTTCCCGTTCCTGTGACTGATACCGTGGCGCCGGAAATGTCAGACCAATTCACGGGGCCGCCTAGAATACCGGGGGCATCGTTTGAGCATTGGACTTTCAATGTCCCAACAGGAGAAGATCCCGTGACTACAGCCTGAGCTGATAATTGTAATAAATATCCGCTAACCAAAGCTGCGCCATTGGCACTGCTTAGATCAGAGGACGATACTGCTACTTCGTTTAGTTGTCTCATTATCGGACTCTCCTTGCGCTTATGTATGAATCGGAGTTATAGGTTGCACCGCCTAGAGTGGTGTAAGTTAACGCCGCAGTTATATAAACAGTTGTTGTGGCAGAAAGACTTATTCTGCGACGAGAAAGAGATAAATATTGTAACGCGCTAACAGGAAGAGTGGCCGCTAAGATTGCAACCCCGCCATTATTAGTTGAGTCGCTTCCATCGTTTGTTGTTGAGATCTGAGCCAATAAACGAGTTGCGGCAGTTGTTCCGCCGCCAGTATAACCACAAACACCCTCAACATCCCAGTCACCCGCTGTTAAAGAAATACTAGCAACGGTTTTAAACGATCCAGATGCAGCAGGAGTAATGCCGCCAGCGCTATTGGCAGATATAAGCTCACCAACAAATCCAGCAGAAGCACTATCATTAGTAGTTGTTCCTCGAATCGCAGTGCCAGCCGTATTTGTTACGTTAAGTAAAATTGTAGCATCTGATTTTTCTACAGTTACAATATTAGAAGTTTGGGTTGAATGACCCTGAACTCGCATTTGTATTTCATCAGCCGAACCATCAACGAATTTACCCGTTGTTGTTGTATTGGACATTGTTGGCGTGCCAGTGCCGCCTGATAAAACCCAGTTCCCAGCGGTTCCAGCGGAGGACACCTCCATTGAGTCTGAGTCAGTCCAAACAATTCCGCCAGCAACGGCAGTCATGTTTTTATTTGTGCCGCCATTAGCTAATGGCAAAACACCAGTTACTTTAGTCGTAAGGTCAATCGACCCTGCAAGCATTGCATTAGTAACTTTGGCCGCGCCAATCGTTGTAGTTATTGCGGTTGTTCCGCTACCCGATACATCGCCTGATAATGTAATCGTTTGGTTTCCAGTCAAATAAGTCGAGGTGTCAATGGAGAGTGCGCCTGTGCCACCGGAAGTTTTAACAAATCCGTTTGATGTGAGATTGCTAAGAGTCGAGATATTCTGTGATGTATTTACAGTAATTGTATTTACGGATCTCGTTAAACCAGTTGAAAACGTGAGAGCCGATTCTTTACCGTTAAACGTAGTCCAATCAGCAGAAGATAAAAACCCTGCAACTGAACCAGAAGCTTTTTGCCCGTTAACATAATCCAGAGAGATAACACCACTTGATGAGTTAAAATCTGCTGCCGTAAATGCAGCAGCTCCTTTTGTTGTGCCATCAGCAGCAGCATCAGCAATTGAGATCGCAGGAGTGTTACCACCTGAGCTAGCAATAGGACTTGTTCCGCTAACAGATGTTACAGTGCCAGATCCTTTTGAATTTAATTGTGTTTGAATCGCAGATGTAACGCCTGAGAGATAGCCTAATTCCGTTGAGGTAACAGCGCTTGAAGTTAATACTTTAGAAGCATCCGTTACAACAGCTCTTGAGGCTGTAAGACTTGGAACCGTGATTCCCGATCCGTCCCATTGAAGCTTATTTGTAGCTCCAACAACTAATTTGTAATTATTCCAATCAACGGACTGATTGCCGCTTGTTGTGGAAAGAACCCCGGAAACTAAATCAACTTGTTGAGGATTGAGACCGGCATCGGCTGATCCTATGTATTTAGCAATTAAAAGAGTACTAGCCGGAAAATAAGCAAAGTTAGAATTATCTTGAGCTAAATTGGTTCCGCTATCAATAAATAAAACTGACTGAGCAGTGCCACTTGTTACAGCAGCTCCGATAGCCATACCGCTTCCGCCCCCGCCTCCGCTTGCAGAAATAGTAATCGTGTTGCCAACAGGAGTAAGCGTTACGTTTGAACCAGCGGCTAAAGTAACTGCGCCAGTTAATGAATTTAAACTTGTTACCGCTGATGTTAGTCCTAATGCCGGAAAGCGAATATATTGTGAACTCATGTTACACCATTTTCGCTGTTAAATAGCCCTGAAGAGTACCAGTGCCAGATGTTTTTGTGTATTTAACTCGCATCCAAGGAGCAGAGATTTGATTAATATCAATGTAAACTGAACCAGCAGCTCCAGATGCAACTGGAGTGATTGAAAAGCTCATAGGAGTCCAAGTCCCAGCATTAATCACGTTGCCTTGTTGGTCTTGTTGATAGTCAATTGACAACTCAACTGAAAACGTACCTGTAGGAGTGCCAGTAAAAACTAACTGCAAACCAATATTATCCAAAAACTCAATATTGGAAACTGCTGATGTTATTGAAGATTGAGACATATCGCCGTTGACGATATTCTGGAACTTTAAAAGATTACTTTTACGCATTGCACCCTCTCTTGGAGCTAAGGCTGTTGGCCTTGGTTATATAGTAGTCTTAATGTCTTAAGTGGCTAACCGCCCTAGCCTGACTCGGTGTCTGATATGCCGAGGCATAGTTATTTAATGACTTCATGCCCATTTTCTTAGGCTGGGGCATCTGTTGCTGTTGTTGGGCCGGATGAGGCTGAGCTGACATAATTCCCAGCGGTGACATTGTGCTATCTAGCGGTTGACCCATAAACATCGAGAGACCGATTTTAGTCTTATATGGTATCTGAATCCCGTTGTGAACTGCCTCAATCATTTGATGATTAATCTTCTCGTTCATGCGAGCGTATAATCCTGGATACAACGTGTTCAGATGTTTTAAATCATCTTGAGTTACCGTTCCTTGTTTTATGTCTTTAAACACAATCAAAGGATTAAGCGCGATATCTAAAGCCCGATCATATTTAGCTTTGGCCGTTTTACTGACTTTCGGTTCTCCATCAAGAGGAGACATTTTGTCCTTAGAGGGCCTAAGCGAGTTTAAATAATTTACAGCGTTTGTTTTTACTTGAGCAATGGCAACACCGTGGTCAGGCATATAATGCCCTACTTGATCTTGGTCATCCATAAGAGGAGTGTTGTTAGCCTCAAGCTCTTGTAACTTCTTATCTAACTTCTCACGATCTTTTACATCAATAACAGCAGTCGGTAGCGCTACCTTGCCAGCGTTAAATATGGCCTGAGCGCCTTTGGCGATTTTAGTCTCGCCTTTTATTGTATTAGCGATATAACTAACCATTTGTTTAAACGCTGTTGGATTTGATGCCACATCGGTTCCTACTGTAGCAAGTGCCGCTAATTCAGCAGCTTTTCCGCCGCCAGCAGAAGCAGCTAATTCATCTAAATGTGGCTGAGCTTTTAACAGTGCGTATTTTGCGGCATCGGATACGTTTTGCCATGCGCCAGATGGAGTGAACATATGGCTTAAAACGCCGGTCGGAGTCGTATTGGAATAACTTGCAATTCCAGGGATATGGCTTTTTGCAATTTGTAAATCCTCTAATAACTGCCCTTTACCTGGAAAAAGTCTTTCGGCAATCATGGGATCTAAATTCTGAGGACTAACCTGAGTTAAAAATTTGCTTGTTGATAATTTGCCTTGTTTACCCTCACCAAGCTCTAGTGAGTTTATTCTAAGGTCTCTTTGAATGGCTCTTTTGGCGAGAGTGTATTGATTTGGGAAATTCTTCTCCATAAAAGCATTTTTAGCTTCATTATCTAAAGAGAAAAACTTTGGAATTATTTTTGAATCATCAACATTTAAAGCCTTGCCAAGAACTTTCTTAATGCTCGATGCTTTGCCGAGTTTAGCGTTTACCCCAAAATCACCCAATAAGGTTTTAAAATCAGAATAGTTTTTTCTAGTATCTAATAACTTGTTATAAGTTCCTTCAGGAACTAATTTAGCTTCTTCTGCTGCCTTAAGGCCGCCAGATTCTATTTCTTTAACCGCGTCTTTTGCTGCTTTCCAGATTTGAGCCTCTGGCCCTGGGCCACCAGGAGAAGCGTACATTGGAGCCATTTTGTCATTTATAAATTCATAAGTTTGTTTTGCACCACCGGCGGTATCTAATTTTAAAATCCTGTCGGATAGCTTATTTGCTAAATTGGCAAGATCTGCGTCCTCTGCGACATAGGGATGCTTTAATATTTTCTCTACAGCATTAAGCTTAATTTCATTGCTTAATGGTGCCTTGTATAACTCCTTGTCAAGCTCATCAAACGACTTACTTATTGGCTCATATATTTCGTTTAATTTGTTTCTTGTGCCTTCAACAAGTCTTGATTTAATTTGAGAGTCTGGAATGTCTGCACGATATTTCAACAAATCTTCAACGTGATTTCTTAGAATATCATCAGTGGCCACACGCTCATTTCTCAATATGGTTCCAGTCACGGTTGGGTTATGACTTGTTAGCTCTGCCAAATCCCTCATTGTTTTATCTTTTAGAAGAGTTCCAGTTGGCGGCTCAGCGCCCAATCTCTCGAACGCGGCAGAAACATCTTTAGCCATCGGTGATTGTTCTGAGGCGGCGTTTTTTAAAATCTGTAATCTATCGCCTTCTAAACTTTTCATCATCTCAGGAGATAGGGGCTCTTCTTCGATAATATTTTTAACGGTGTTTAAACTACTGTTAACTTTGTTTCCAAATTTAGCCTTCCATAACTCACCGCCGGCACCTGTTAAACCACCAATGCCCCCACCCAATAATCCAGCTAAACCAATATTGGCAGCGGCGGTTCCAATGTTTTGTTGAGGATCAGAAAGCATCATTTTAGATACTTCATCACCGCCTTGGAATATTGCGCCTTCAATTGCGCCTTTAATTGCCTTGGCACCAATGCGTGATGCAAGGCCTGCTTCTGCACCGCCTAACCCAAGAGCCTCAGCGCCAGTTGCTCCAGCAGTTTCCATTGCGCCAGCAGCTCCAGCGGCAGCACCGCCAGTTAACAGTGATGGCAGAGCAAGCCCCGCCATTTGTCCCAGCATGTGACTGCCAGGATTTTCTTCTCTACGTCTTAGAATGTCACGTCTTTTAACTCCGGCCAATCGCTCAGCTAGAGTCCCAACACCAAAAGTTGCAGCACTAAGAGCGCCCTCACCAAACGTCTTTGCTTTATCCGCAAAAGAAGTATCGGGAGCTTCTTGCTCACCAATAAGATCATCTAAACCTTCTGGCTCGTTTTGAGCGGCCACAGGCGTAGCGTGTCCTATTAACTGATCTAGTCCTTCTGGTTCATTGTTAGGCATTATTTAATTCCTAATTGTTGTCTTGCTGCTGCCCATTTTGGATTATTTTTATTAGCCGGATCCATGGCCCAAGCTTTTATATTGTTTAATTTTTGTCTATCAATACCCATGGCATTTTCTTGGAATAATTTAGGATCAATCTGATACTGCTCTAAAGTTGGATAAGACACTCTTGGACTTGCATAATCCTCTAATTGTTTTCTTCTTAGAGCCCGATCTTCTGGAGAATCAGTTTTACCAGGTTTAAATTGCTCCATTAGTTTTTTATTTTCTTCTGGGTTAAATCTTCCAGTTAATTCTTTATTCAGCTCAGCAATAGCTGCATTAAGCTGACTTTCTTGAGCGCCTGAAAAGGCTCGTTGAGGATGTGCTAAAGCATAACCAGGGGTTTGAACTTTATTTACCATATCCCACGCTTTTAAAACTTGAATGCGTTTATGTGCCAGATCAGCCGCTTTTGCAGCCTCTTCTCTAGCCTTTGCTTGATCATGGGCTGGGATAGTATTTAGCAATAAAGCAGGATTGGCACCTTGTTTTACTGCTCCTTGAATTTGTTCTTTAATCTGCAATGGGCGCGTAATTTGATCGGTTTGCATCTGCCATTTGCCAAGCTCTTGTTGAAGACGAGCTTTAGCCATTGGGTCTTTCGCGTTAGCAATTGCTTCTTGCATTTTTAATCCAGCAATATCACGAGCATTTGCAATGGTCATGATACGGGCATCTCTTAAATTGCCCATTTCTCTAAGATTATCATCAAGCATACTTTTCTTTTTACCTAGGTCGATCTCTTGGGATCTAACATCGTTTTCAATTGCTTGATTAAGATATTTAGCAGCAGCGTTTTCTTGGTGAGTAAGGCCGGATCCAATACCTCCTAAGATAAGCCCAATAGAAGTAGCAATTTTTTGCCCAGTTCCCATATTGTGAAATAATCTGTTGGCATCAACGTGACCATTTGCGTAGTCAGCCATCAAAGCTTGTCTTCGTTCTTGGATTGGTTTTAATTGCTCTTGGTAGTCTTTATTGGCTTGCTCAATCTGCCCCATTTGTTCATGGGCAATGTCGGCTTCTTGTTCTCCAAGACCTCCTTGAACACCGGCCTCTAATTTAAGTCCTTTTTGATATTGATCAGAACCAGGCATCTGTCCAAGGCCTGGGCTAGGACTAGGTATGGAAGGAGCCTGCCCTGCTCCTTGTTGCATTTGTAGTTCAGCGCCTTGAGCAGGATTAGCCGCATATTTAGCATTAATAGCGTCTTCTTCTGCCTTATCCGTTACATCAAGCTGCTTCTTAATTGCATCAGTAGCAGCTAAAGTTGGCCCAGCTCCGATAATATTAGCTCCAGTTGCAATAGCCAATTCTTGTGGGGTCATTTGAGAAGCGTCTGGCCTTCCAGTCATTGTTGTGGTTAACCAATCTGGAAGTGGATTTTTAGATTCTTTAACTGGGTCTTTTAGAGATAAATCTGGAGCTTCTTGAGGGGCTTCTTCAACGCCTACCTCCATCCCACCTTTATAAAAATTAGACTTAGGATCTACTTTTTTTTTTGACATTACTTGCTTAACAAATTCAGCCGCGCCTTTTACAGGGTCATCGCCTTGCATAACATGACGAGGGATAACAACTTCGCCAGGAGATAGCATCGCTGGAACTGTGTCGTTAGAATAGCTGTCACCGTGAACTTTAGCCTTACCTGGAACTGATCCGCCTTCTTTCATTCCACAAATTCTCTGAGCGATAGAAGAAGATGGCCCATCAATCATACCGCCTTTGGCTTTTGCTTGAGGCATCATAGATGCTCCCAAAACAGTACCAGCTCCTCCAAGCAAACCACCAATGATACCATTTTGTGCTTGTTGATTGCCTGCTGCAACTCCTGCATTAATTTGATTAATGCCTAGTTGGTTCTGATTCTGAGAATTGATCGCGCTCTGGGCTAGGCCTTGTTGACCTTGTGCAAATTGATTGGCTCCGCTTAAAGCACCGGCTTGCTGTCCTACTTGTTGACCGGCTAATTGTGCCATCTGAGCCTGTTGGTTCTGCAACTGCTGTTGAGCTGCCAACTGTTGTTGTGCTCGCATAATCGCAGCTTGTCCTGTGGCTTGCTGTTGAAGCGCTCCGCCTTGCATCGCTGCTTGACGCGCTAAAAGACCGGCATTAGCTCCGGCACCACGTTGTGAGGCCATAAGAGCTGCTTGGTTCTGTGCGTTTTGACCTGTGGTCTGAGCTAACTGTGCAAGAGCAGGATTAGGGCCCTGTCCTTGAGCTTGTTGTCCTAATTGATTAGCTAAGGCTTGTTGTTGAGCAAATACATTAGATTGATTGCCAATACCGCCTTGAGCTTGGAGTGCTTGAGCAAAAGCCATTTGTTTAGCTAGGGCATCCTGGCCCTGACCGTATGCTTGACCAAAGTTAGAGCCCAAATTAGCAGGATTGACAAATTTTGATTGATCTACCTTGAAATCATTATTTGCGCCTAAAAGACCACCTAAAAAACCCATTCTATTCTCCTAATTCAAGTCCCAATAATACTTGGGGTAAACTCATAAAGCCATGATCCTGGGCTCTATTAATAGTACCGTTGTCTACCGAATAAGCTAGTATTCTTTTGACGCCGCGCTCTCGAGCACAAAAGATCAATTCATCTATAATTTCATCTAAAGCATGATGCCTGGCGACCCCAGGAGCGTATGGATTTGACACCAAACCGTCAATCATTGCCAGAGATCCCTCACACATCCTTAAAAACCCAGCCGCAATAGCTAGATTGTCTTTAAAGGCCACAAATCCAGTCTTGGCTAAATCTTCGGCCATTGCAGGGTCAAGACCTCTAAATTTTAACCAATGTTCAATCAAAGAGTAATGCTCAGGCGCATAATAACTCCTTAGCCTGATCATCCGACTGACACCGTTTGTTTGAGTTTTGGAGTTTGAGCCTTAACGCCGATCTGGAAGTTAATGCCCGACATATTAAACCCAGCGCCAGGAGTGCCGCCAGCCGTATAACTCTCTTGGATCTGAACCTGAACGGTTTGAAGTTTCTGTTGTCTGAAATAAACCTGCCATTGCTCTAAAGCATCAGCGCTATCTGGGTTAATAACACTCGATTGAGTGTACCCATCGTAATCGTAAGCAATATTACACGTAAGAGTGTGAGGACTTAAATAATCCCCAATAAAAGTAAAGAAGTAAGCTCGCTCAAATCCCTGAACCCCTGAAATATTCATAGGGCCAGTCGTAAACGACATTAAAACAGGGCTTGCCGTGGTGCCATCATAGTATTGACCGGCAGTTTCTTTAAATACCGCGCCTGATGAATTAATGAACGTGTGAACGTCATCATAAATCGTGCTTGATACCATTGGGATGCCGGTAAATGTACCCCATTGCCCAAAGAAGTAATCGTATACAAGAGTAATATCGTTAGACATTGCAAATCGAACTTGGTTGGTTCCTAGAATATTCACAGCACTCACAACATCATAAGAATTGTAAGCCTCAACTGGAGCCCCGATATAAGTTACCTGCATTGAGCGGTTTAATAACCAAATGCCTTTTTTGGACTGAAACATCAATCCTTCGGGAGTCTGAACTATTGATTGCTTGTTACTACAGCCCGCAATTGATGAAATGTAAATAGGTTCTGAGAAATCGTTATTTGCCCCGGTGTTATCCGGGCCAGTTCCAGTGATGTAAAAAATATCATTTTCTTTAAAGATAATTAATTTGTCATCCATTACCGCAAGAGCCGTGATGGGGCCAGAGGATACGTTAGCATTAGCATTCGGGCCGACGTAGATCGTGAACAAATCACTCATTTCTATAGGAGTAGCTTCGATAATCTGTTTTGAATACCAGATTACGTTTCTGTCTTCCGCATCAACTGAAAACAGTCGAGATTTGTAAATAGTCATACTTGATGAAGCGGGGGGAGCAATATTCTCAACGACTCCGCCAGTTGTATAAAGTAATTGAGAACCTGCCAGAGTCGAACCGGGATTAAATCGAACGTAATCAACAGTAGGATCGTTGGCCAACGTATAACCTAAAGAGTTAAAAGTCTGCTGAGCAGTAGACCACTGATAAAGATTTATTCTTACGTTGTTAGTTATGCTCTTATCTGTAACTCGAAGAGTTGGTACGGTAATAGTTAATCCGCGACTTCCAGGAGCCGCAGCCGTAATAACCGCTGAACTAACAAAGGCCGCAACAGATGGAGCTGATCTGTGAATATTTCCAGAAGAGTCAGTCCATTCATAAACGGCGATAAAATAATAATCCTGAATAGTAACATCTGAGCCGGTGTTGTGTACCGTAATACAATCGGCCTTAGTTGAATTGTTTAGAATATCCAAGTCTGGGTATAAGTTAAATCCTAACTCGACAGGCCTACGTCCATCGTACATTCTAACCAACCCACCTGATAGTATCAGTGAATTAGCTGCCTCAACGCTTTGAATGTCCTGGGTTCCAATAGTGATCTTTTCTAAATTAATTCCTAACTGAATCTGAAAAGCGCCGTTTGTTGCATCTTCGGTTAAAACCAAATCCTGATATAAATAAGCAAATGTTGCGACATTAGAATTTACGCTCACCGAATACATATTGTTTACGGTGTAGCCACCTGAATTTGACTCAGCGATTTTGCTTACGACTTTACCGGATGAGTTTAAAAGAAAATAAGTCGGCTGTGAGGTATAGTTTGTAATGCCGTCGCCGCCAGATGACGAGGTTGCAATAGTGTCTCGATTTGCCGAGTAAACCCCGATAACATAAACCGAACCGTTAACAATGAATGAACGACTCGCAAGCCCCAAGGATCTGCACAAGGAGTTTTTAGTTAAGGTAGACGGAGACCCAATATTTGTAGCGCGAGTTGAATAAGTAATTCTTCTGTCTTGAAGTTTGTAGATGCTTATATCAACCAACCAGTCACAAAATATTGTGAGGGTTCCGCCAGTGGCAGACGAGGTAACGTTTTTAATCGTTTCTCCTATAACGGGAGATATTGTGCCTGCCGATCCAACCTGAGCAATAGAAGTGTCAATTGTTATAGAGGTAATTGTATTGGTCGACTCTTTTACACCGGAAATGCAAATATAAGTAGGGCCGCCGCTTGTATCAGCGCACATTGAAATAAAATCACCGTTAATGGAAAATGATGTAGCGCTAGAAAGCGTTAGAGAAGAGTTCAATGTCTTAACATTTATTGGCCCAGTTCCATACGTGGTGTTCCACGCCATGTAAAGGATGTCATTAGCAACGACCCCATCATAAGATGGGCGATAGGTTAAGGTGGCACCGCTTAAAATGTTGGTATTTGGTTTGTAATTAGTTGCCACGGTTACGGCAGCAACAGGACTTGTTGGCGTTGCTGTTGGAATAGCTATATATTGAATATCGTAATTACTTGATCCGGCATCGGTTGAAAAAAGAATAATAAAATAGTTACCAAGTAAGAAGACTTTAGGCGATCCATTAGTAGTCCCGGCAGTTGCCGTAATAGTTGTTGGTTGAACAACAAATGCCCCGGTATTTGAATCAAGAATTGAATAATAAAACGCTGGGGGAGTTGCACCCCAGTTAGCACTAGGATCAATCTCAGTATACACAACACAAATCAATCCATTTGACGCTACAACCGAGTCAACCTGTCCTTTAGATAAAGGCGATTTAATAAGAGACATGCTCTCATTGTTGGCCGTTTGGAACGAGCCTTGATTAGTCCAAGAGTTTAAACCTGAATTGTAAGAATAAAGGCTATCGGAAACTCCGATTAGGTTCCCACCAAATGTTGAAAGATATGCACTAGAACTTAGCGCTGTCAGATTTGAATATCCGTTTCTCTTCTTTAAGAGCCCAGTCTTATCAAAGATGCTATTTTGAAGATCAGAAAACTTCCCAATAGGGATTTGCTTCGGATCGCTCTTAGTGTCAACGCCTTGTGCAAAGTTAAAAGCAACTGTATTTTTTTGTAGCGCCATTAGTACACAAACAGGCTAACTGTAGCCGTCCCACTTGAGTTAAGAGTTAATGTGGAAGAGTTAAACGCAGCCGAACGGTATATTTGAACCGCAGCATTTACGTCAACAATAAACCAACCTTGCGGAGTACGCCCCAAGAGGTGATTAATCACGTTGTCACCACTCACTAAACTAATATTGTTTAGCTGATTGCCAAAGTTAATGGGCTGATTGATAACCGGCTGAAGAACAGATGACCATCTCGATTGCATCATCATGAACTGGCGGGAATCGTCTTGAAAGATCGGGAGTATCATTTAGTACCCCGCAAAACCGCCGTCCCCATTTGCACCGCCATCGCCCCAACGGGATGACCAGTTACGGGTAGGGCTAATAGTATCAGCTTGACCGGCGTCGCGGTTAGTTGCTGACTCTTCAATTCTTTGTTTTAAATAAATCAATTCAGCGTCGAGCTTACTTGTGTCTGACTCTTCCTTATCCAAAGCATATTTAGCAGCACGAATAATCACGTATTGATCCCAGCCTGAGATTCCATCCATGATATCAGTGTCTTTCAACAGCTCTGTTAGTCTTGGGAAGTACCAAAGACCAAAATACTGCGCTCCTGATGGTACGGGAATAAACATAATGTTATTTCCAACCAATCGGTAGCGCATATTGAACACGCCAAGAAGATTGCTTGTTAACTGAGGATAGACGAATCTATTTCTTTCAATGAAGTCAAACTTCTTTAGTGTAACAAAAGCATTAGTAGAACTATCAAGGCCACAATCCACGCCGTATAATTTGTAGAGCGCAGGAGCCGCAGAATAGTTTTGCCCGTTTGGAAGAGCATAACTTTGAGCCCCTGTAGTTTGGATGATAAGCCTAGGCGCAACATAATAATCTTCATAAACCGTAATCAGAATATCATAAAGCTCATAGTAAGCTTGATTGATAAAATAATTCCATTCAGGAAGCTGAACAAACTGAGAGTTAACCCTGTCTGCTCGTTGTTGTGCTCGAAGACGTAAATCACCTAATGAACTCTGGCCCGGAAGCGTAGGAACAACCGATTGCGCGGCTGTGTACGTACCAGTGCCAGATCCATTAACTCCAGCAACTTTATAAAAATACTGAGTACCGACTGTTACAGATGAATCAAGGTAGCTATTCGTAGCAGGAGTGCTTACAACTGAGTAAGTCACTCCATCCGTTGATCTCTGAACTGAGTAAGACGTGGCAGTAGACACAAGATCCCATGACAGGAAGTTAGTCATGTTGCCGGTCTGAACCCAGTAGTTAGTAGGCGTTGATGGAACTGGCATTTAAGCCTCCAATTAAACGGAACTATTTTTAAGAACGATTTCCATTAACGCGATCTCGCCTGAAGCAGGATCGGTTGCGGTGCCAGCAGCGTTAAATACAACGCGCAAAGTACCAGCTGAAGCTACGGAATCAGTCTTAACCCACATAGCAGGCGAAGCAGGAGCGCTTGATCCGCTATTGAATACGTGACGAACTCCCAAAAGAGAATTGTATTTATCGGCCAGAGTGATTGTGTAATCACCAGCGCTGTTACGAACAACAGAAGAAACATAGCCATTGTTAGCGGCTAAAGTAGGAGCGCCCGAAGAACCGAAAGTAATTTTCATTGAAATTCTTGCTACGCTTCCGATATTGCTACCAGAAAATTGATACATACGACGATTTGCCATTGAGATACCTCATCACCTGCCAATTATCACCAAGGCTTAGCAGGGTTAGACCTTGGGTACTGCCGCGAGGTATTCACGGCTTGTAATATAGTCTTGGTGTCTAAAAGATTGGGCCACACAGTAAGGAGGAAGCCTAAACCTGTGCAGCCCTGGAGGGACGTACACGATTAGGCTACACGAAAAATAAAAAACCCCAAGCCAAATAAATGACCTGGGGTTCAAACTAACGCTAGACGTTAATTATTGGCTGAGTTGAACAACTGCGTTCCAGCCTGGAGCATTACAGATCAAGTTACCGTAGTAACCGATACGAATTTCCAGAGCGTCGGCATTGCCAACACGTAGACCTTCAAGACCTTCCAGTCCGTAGGTTAATACGTGAGGAGCTTTGCCGAGTGATCGCAATTTCAATGTGCTCATGCTTAACAAGTAAGCAACTTGCGCAGGGCAAGAACGATCAGGAACGATAGTGATGGGCCCATAAGGAGCATGAATACGGATACCAGCAAAAGCGATATCAGCCTCTTCATGCTTCACATCAACGTATTGCACTTTGGCGCCCAATGATTTCTCAAGAGCCGCATAGGATGCAAAGTTAATGAAGCACATATCGGGTTCTCCGCCTTCACGAGCAACAAGTGAAGCAGCGTCAATAAGAGCTTCTTCAATTGTTTCACTCGATCCATCGTAACGAACGCCAGCCAAACGTGTAACATCAGCAGAGCGATCAACGCCCCAGAATGAGTCACCGCTTGAAGGAGCAGTTACAGGCAACCAAGCAGCAAGGCCTGATACCTTGAGAGCGAGAGCGGTAGCCAAGCCACCTGATGCGAAGCTAACGTCACCTTGCACAGCAAGTTTCGAGAAGCTTGTAGACCAGTTGCTAGGAGTACCAGCAGAACCGCCTTGTGAAGTAGAAACAGTCAATGTACCAGCAGTACGGTTAACTGCGATAACATAACCAACGGCAGCGCCGGTTGATTGTGTAGCAGTTGTTCCTGATACGCTGTAGGAAACAAGTGACATACCAACTTCAAAGTTAACGATTTCAGCAGGCTGGGTAAGAGTAATAACGCCAGTAGAAATACTGGAGATAGTACCGCGTGAACCAGTGCCATCGCCAAACAAATCATGTGCCAAGTCGTTAGAAATGTTTCTAAAGCCTGTGTCCATGTTAAGTTTAGCTTCATCGACGAACGCGCCAGCGTCGTCTTTGGTAGCTTCAAGCAATTCGTTCGTGATAGTTACTAATTGATAGTTGCTAACACGGTAAACGAAGAACGAAGCCAATACAGGAGCGGTTTGGTTACCTTGAGCAGAGCTAAAGGTTGCCGAACGTCCTTGGGGAGTCGGTGCCCAAATGGGCTTGTTATCCTAAAGGCTTTTTATCCCTTAGTTCTTATACTTCCTGAGATAGTTCAAGGTTTTTTCGACAATCTGTTCATTGTCCTTTAAGAGACCCAATCCCCTATTACAGGTATCACATAAAAAGCCACGCATTTTACCTGTTTTATGATCATGGTCTATTGCTATTCTGCGATTCATCTTTGTGTGATGAAGTCCACATATTTCACAACAATTACCACGCTCATTTAACAGTTCATCAAACTCTTCAACGCTCAACTTGATGCCTGCGCGATTCTTCGTAACAGAAAGTCTTTTTTTGTTCTTTTCTCGGAACGACTTTCTTTGGGCTCTTATTTTATCCTTGAACTTAACTCTGTATTCATTGCTTTTGACGTTGTCACAGAGCTTACAGTAAACACCGAATCCATCCGGACTAACTGTTCTTTTATAAAACTCTTTAACATCTTTAGTTTCTCCACAATGAGCACACTTCTTTAGTATAAGTTCAGCGTACATTTTCATTCTGTAATTATAACAAAATGTCGGGCACTCTTGCCAGAATTATATTCTCTTTCGAGGTTCATCTGGTACGCGTTACGGTGTCTAAAGTTTTTACACTTTAAATTACCACGGTATTCCCATCTCAGGGTTCACCGTATTTACCCGATTTAACTATGGCATCCCTACCATAGACCAAGGGAACTGGAATGTATTTTCCAGCGAAACCACTTGGGCTCTCGTCTTTTGGAACGAGTGCCAAAAATGGATTCTTCTTGTAGCGATTTCCCTTAGTAGAACTTGGCCTACAAATTAACCAAGTCTTTCATAAAGTCATCACCAACATACAACTCTTTGAGAGCTGCAATCTGGTTAGACGCATTTGCGTAAATAGCTGCCATAAAATTTTCCTTTTAAAAATATAAAATAAGTTTGTTTATTCTCGCTAGTCAGTGCAGCTTTTCGCTAAAGCTGTTGACCTCTAAATGCTGCAATAGCGCGTTCTCGACGTTCTTTTGCAGTTAGAGGCTTAGTTTGTGCCGTTGTATTGGCGTGTGTTAAAGTCTGAACTGGCTTATTAGCAGGAGCGGCTTTAACGGGCGCTTCTACTTTCGGAGTTAATCGCTGTTTTACCTTCTCGAGTGAGGCGAGTTTAAGCGCCTGCTCTAAAAGATAATTCTCCACTTGGGTTGCAGCTTCTTCGGAAGTCAGAAGCTTACCTTCTTTATTAAAAGTCTCAGTGATCAGTTCAACAACTGCTTCCTGAGCATCATTGGCTTTAATTGTCTCATAAGCCGCATCAGAATCAACAAGCATCTTGACCTCATTGCGCACTTGATTAACGGCTTGCTCGTATTGTTTCTTTTGTTGCTCGGCTTGAGTCTCTACAGCTTTGTTTTGTTTAGCCTCAAGATCAGCAAGTTTAGCTTCTAATTTCTTATAGGCTAAAGACATAGGATCTTGATTTGAAATAGCGTGAACGATCTCATCAGGGCTTAAACCCTCTTCGTTAATCACAGAAAGAAAATCAGATTTTAAACGATCCTTGGGAATGTACTTTGTTTTGTACTCTTCTTCACGAGCTTTGAAAGCTTCTTGTTCTGCCTTAAAAGCCATTCGTTCTTGGTGCAGGAGTTTTTGCTGACGAGCTAGAGCTGCAAATTTGGGCGATAAGGCTTCCTCTACCTTGGGGGCTTCGGGGGCTTGAGCCGCTTCTGCCGGTGGGGGAGGAACTGGCGCTACTGCCGAGGTTGTTGGTGTTGCTGCTCTTGGTGTGACTGTGCTCATAATAAACTCCTATTGCTTTAGGTTTGTGGGACGTTGGGTAGCATCGGCGAAACTGGCGCTGCCTCTGGAACTGCTTGAGGTTGTGCTTCAGGCATTGCAGGTGCGGGCGGTTGTGCCGCTTGTTGCATAGTTAAAATCTGTTGGTAGAAGGTACGAAGCTTCTCGGCCTTAGACTCTTCTAATCCAGCAGCGATATAAAGATTATAATATTGAGTGCAAAGCTTAGTAGCCAATGCAAGATCCATAAACGGATCGGGTGGTTCATAAGAACCTGTCTCAACAATATCATCTAATATTTTCAAAATACGTTCTTCGCCAGCGTTAGCAAGTTTATTAACCTGCTCAAGATCTGGGAAGTCGAGCAATCGGCGTCCTTCTTGAGGATCAATGATACCAGCTTGCATCATCTCGATGACTTCTTGTTTACGACCAGCGGGATCGCGTGGAAGTGATGATGATTTGAAGCATTGAATAACAAATGGATTTTCTTTTAGTTTAGAAATATCAGGAAGATTGATCTCTCGAGTGCCATCTTTATTGGGATAAACCGTTGAGTACTCTCCATCACGCTCGGCAATATCGCAAGCCTTGTCAGTGATCTTGTAAGACAAGCCAACAAAGAAATCGTCGTAATGCTCATTAAGAGTTGCAAGCCTATCGTTTTGATTAGCGTTGTATTCTCGTTGAGCCTCACCTGAATCAAGGCCAGCAGGCTTAACAGATGATGCGGCTAATTGAGACACGCCTTCTTGTTGGTAACCGTACTCAATCAATCGTTGAAGCTGGGCATAGACTTCTTGGGGAAGACATGGGGCAACTTCATACTGAGGTTTGGTTCCTCGATAGGTAACAATCGAGCCAATATCGTTATTTAGATGAGCTTTAACTACTTTAGATCCGTCCTCAACGAATACGCGAGGAACGCCAACCAAGTTAATTGACTTGGAAATAGTCATAAGAAGTTTGTTGATCTCAACTTGAGTACCCATTAACCGCTCGGCTGAGCCTTGTGACCACATACCAAGAAGACGAGTGCTATCGTGCATAAACTCAAACGGGAAGAACTGTTTATTCCACTCGCCTGAATCAATGAGTCCTGCCGAACAAGCTATGGCGTGCAAGCCATCCCCTGAATCCTTACTTGTCGGCAATCTCCAACTCTCAACTAACATAATCTGATCTGATACAGTCTCAGAAGACTCCTTGGAATTATCTGGATAAGCCTGCTCTGAGCGCTGAATAAGTGACGACTCTTTAGGGAACATGGCCATAGCTACGGCACGATCCACAAGTTTAAACTCGTAAAGGACTCTAGGGTTCCCGTAAAGAGCATCGTTATTATCAACCATCAACTCAGTAATAAGTCGGCGCTCGAGCCCTACCTTTTTATCGGTAGTCTCAACGATCTTAACTGCGCCCGTTCCCAATACTTGTGAGTCACGCAAAACCAACTCACCTAAATGATAGGCCTTAGTTTGATACAGTTCTCCAGTGATGAATCCGTTTAACTGTTTAGCAAGCGTTCTCTGCTTGTAATCTGAGTTATCAGTTAAAAATACAGGACGAGGACGTGATTGAATGATCCTCGATACCTTCGTATCAATACAGCTTTGGATCACGTTGAAAGTAGGGCGATCAATAGGAAGATTTGATGGCCCAGCAAGCTTTGAGATGTTTGATCCCACAAACGAGAACAAAGGAAGATTGCCATACATCCTGGCATATACTGCCGCTTGACGGAATCTGTACTGTTGTTGATTCTTAAGAAAGGCCGCTGTCTCAACTAATTGAGCCGCCATTTCTCTTTGAGAGCCTGCGTTCCACCAATCATGTTGGCGTTTATCAGGCGACTTAGAGCCCGTGCCGGTTCTAACAATGACTTCTTCGCGTTCTTTTCTTTTGCTGACCGTTACTTTAGCCATTAGTTAGGTATCCCAGCAGATGACCAAAAGAGCATCTCTTCATCAGAAGGTCGGGTATCCAATGCTTCAGGTGAGTCCTTAAACTTAACCTTCGGCTGTGGCTTTTCTCCCATTGAGAATTCTAAGCCTTCTTGTGTGATTTTGAGCTGTTTTATGCCTTTTTTACGACAAATATCAGCTAATTTTGCTAAATCTGCTACAGTTTTAATATCCATCAATACTGTATTTGTGTCTATTTAACGAAGTTGGCGCATTTTCTTTAAGCGCATCCGGTCAAGAATAGTCTCAACCAAAGGCTTAGGATCGGTATCAGGGATATTGGGGCGCTTCTTCTCGTTACCCTCATGACTCTCGTTAGATAAGAACTCTTCATTGTTATGAAGCATATGTGAGTCATCGTTCTCAGATGATAGGAAGTCTTCAGCTCCAACAGAGTTAGGAACTACTTGATCGATGTCTTCTTTTACCATGCCGCCTTGAGCCAACATCTTACGCTTATGATGAGCCATAATCTCGGCTGCTAACTTATGAGGATCGTTCATAATCATGCCTCCATGAGCCTTGCCTAAGAATCCTTTTTGGAATCTTTCAGCATAAGTTTGGCCTTCGGGGGTGTAACCGCCTTCAGCCATCTTAACTATTTTCATTTTTCTTCCCCGATATGGGGGCCTTCTTCATGAGGCATCTCATCACAGATCTCAAAAGCAGCTTTAAGCGCTTGAGCAAGCATTGAAGCGTTTTTAGAACTGATAGCTGACATGATATCTTCAGCAGCAGAGATAAGTCCTTGATCGTTTTCTTGACCTTCGGGTAAATCCATTAAGCCCCCATCGGCCTTTTGTTTGGCCATGATTGTTTGAGTTATTTTATGCTTTTTAGCTAAAAAAGGTAACATACAATCATGTCTAAGTGTCGATAAAGCCCTTCTCGGCATCCTCTAAAGCCTCAAAATGCTTAACAGCTTCCTCTTCCATTCGTTTGACTTCATATTCATGAAACTCAGGCGTGCCCCATTTATGAACAACGGGAAGTCTATCAGTCAACACAGGCCTGCTCATTAGTCCCATTCGGATCATGTCATAGGCATCATCGCCTGTCTCGGGGTTCCCCTCAACCGCATCTTCCTTAAGCACGTCCTCAATCCTATTAGGATCGTGCTGCATACGGGTTAAACAATCAAATGATATAGGACAGGTGTCGAATATAAAGAATCTAGGCTTAACTCTGCCAGTGGGAAGATCCTGCCAAGCTAGATAGTTTCTAACTTGTGAGGCTCCTTGGATACGATCAATGACGGCTCTCTTAAGCCATATCTCATGCTTTTGAAACTCTTCTGCAATAGTTGGCGGTGTTCCCTCAGTTAGGATACCTTTCTTAGCCCAGCAGTCATGTCCTGCCACTATAGGTGTTAGAAGTTTAGTATCCTCGAATGCGTTTACTCGCTTAGCGAACTGATCAATGCGCTGCCCAGCCATAACAAGCTCGCGATAAAGGTATACGTTGCCATCCTCGTCAGTGGCAAACCAACCAAAAGCGGCTGGGTGGTTGTAACCAAAGTCATAAGCACCAAAACGATTCCAGTGAGGGGGAATAGGAAACGGCTTAATGAGATGGATTTCTCTTCGTATTTCACTAAAAAACTGGCCAGCAAAAATATCCCAATCGCCATAGCGATAAGCTCTTCTAAGTGTCTCGTTGGGTTCTGACTCAAGCCTATGAACATAATCTGGGTCGTTTACTAGGAGGGCCTTGTTGTCGTCAACGAGGGCCTGAATAAATGAATAATCACTAGGTCTTTCTCTGTCGTTGAATCTTCTCTCAATGAATATACGCTTGAGCCATTTATGACCAATGCCTCCAGGATTTCCTGTAAGGATAGTCCTTGCTTTAATGCCAGTCTTAGAAGATCGGTTGGAACCTTGGAGGGTGCGGAACATTTGCTCAGTCCATTGACCGGCTTCATCAATTGCAAGGTCATGGAACTCCCGTCCTTGATAGAGCGATATATCCTGCTCGTTAGAACAGTGGCAAAACTGCAACGTAGAGCCGTTAGGCAGAGAAAGTAGTTTCTTCCCCTCATTCCAATACGGGCGTAGAGATGGGAATTCTTCAAGAAGTGGTCTGATATGATTGCCTTCAAGTTCTGGATAGGTTCTTCGGAATATGGCACCATACGAACCGGGATACTCGAAGCGTCTAAGGAGCATGATAAGCCTGAGCCCTTTTGATTTACCTCCGCCACGAGCCCCTCCGTACAGTATTGTTGAATAATCTTCTATAGCTTTTCTAAATTGATGTTGTTTGGGTTGCAAAGCTATTTTTAGCTCTATCACTTTCTATGTCTTTCTTTGTTGCAAATTTTACACCATCTGCCGCCATTACAATTAATACCAGTATTTTCTTTTGTAAATTCGTGGCCGTACTTACAATGTGTTTTAATTTTATTAGTCGCGCCAACCGATTTGCTGTTTTCTATGGTGTTTACATACTGAGTGACCTGCCTGAGGTGCTTGGGATTAACGCAAGACCTGTTTCTACATTTGTGGTCAATGACCAACTCTGGGTCTAGTTTTTCAACCA